AGCCAACCCAGGCCGACAGGGTTGCCGAGAAGTCTTTGCATCCAATGGTGGAACTTTATCATCTAAGTATTTGTTCGAGAGAGCGTATGATGATAACGTGGTTCGCCTTGGTGCGGCTAAGACAAAAGGAAAATTTAGAGTGGTGACGATGCAGACTGCATATGTCAAAAGAGTGTTGAAACCAGTTCATACCGCCCTCTATGACTTTTTGTCGTCAAAAAGCTGGTGTGTTAGAGGAGAAGTTAAAGAAGAGGATTTTAACGCTGTGTGCGAATCATCCAGTCTTCCATTTATTAGTGGCGACTATCAAAGCGCTACTGATAATATTAAAATGGAGGCTGTCCAGGTGATAGTTAAAGTCCTTCTAGAATCGAAGGACCTTTCCCAAGAGCAAAGAGAAGTTTTATGGAATAGCTTCAATAACCTTAAATATACCTCGTGCATGTATGGTTCCGGACCAATTAAGCGAGGAAGTATGATGGGGAATTTGTTGAGCTTTCCCATATTATGTATCTTGAATAAGGTTTGCCACCTTATCGCACAAAAGGAAAGAGGAATGAAGGTGTCTGTAACGGAAGGTCGGTTCAACGGGGATGATTGCATGTTCCAAGGTGATAGGGACATGTATCTCACGTGGCGGAATGTAACCTCTCGTTACGGTCTGGTTGTCAATGAGGACAAGACGATGCTATCGTCAAGGTTCCTCGAACTTAATAGTCAGGTTTATGACAGGCTATCCGGTGAAAGGGTAAAAATGATCTCTAAGATCAATTTATCCTTTCTCCGTCCAGAAAAGCAACACAAAGGAGAAATCTTAGGATCTATACTGAGAGGCATTAAGAGCTTGAAGCACTCCCTACAGCTCTGGATTGTCAATTCTCTCATGAGGTACGAGATTTCCTTGCGTGGTTTTGCACTGTCTTCCATCCCGAAATTCTGGCAGAAAGAACTCCCTAAAAGAAGGTGGTTTAGGACGGCCTTTTATCGAGGCCCTGCATCCCTTGTTCCCTCGGGTGTAGAAGGAGAGGTTTTCTATCCAAAAAAGAGAAATAAATATAAAAGGAAAGAACTTCAGCCAGATGCTCTTAGGTATTCCTCCAGGGAAATGCCTGTCATCTTGGGACCTCCGCCTAAGGACCGG